TTATTGTACCAGTAACTGTTGAACCATATGACACTTCAACATTTACTTTTATTTCAGGGTACGAGAATATATGATGACCTGCTCCAATACTTTCTAAATTAACAAATTTTCTTCTATCATAATTGCTAGTTATTGTTCCACCAATACCAGCATCTGCAAGTTTAAATACATTATCATCAATTTTTATAATTTTATATTGATTTGATGTTGATAATCCACTAATAGGAACATTTGGAGAGTTTGGGTCTAATCTTGATGCACTTGTGCTATAAGTTACTAAATCTCCATCATTAAACCCATGATTATCAAAGGTAAGAGTATCAAATGATGTGCTTACTCCAGTATAAGGACTAACTCTCAACTTTCTATGTTGATATCCAGAACCACTTTCTAAGACTCTTATGTCTAGTAGTGTATTCTTAGACTCAGTTCTAAATTTATGAATACCACTAGCAGCAGTATCAGTTGCTAATCCAACAGTGTTTATACCAGCAATCCCTGCTAAAGCATCGCTTTGAGTGTTAAATATCCTAACCGTTGTAGGATTTACAACTCGAACGAAATATGGATCTCCATCAGATAGTGTGCCAGTGATGGTATTAGATGCATCATATGGATTACCTATACCAATAGATGGATTACCATCATTTTTATAAAATACTTTTTGTCCATTCTCAAGATTATGTGCGGTCTTAAATGTTATTGTTTCATCACTTTTATCAATTCCACCATTAAAAAATATATCTCTACTATCAAATAAGATATCTCTAAATCTTGCTCCTAGAACAGGTTCAAGTAAACAACCACTTCCATTTCCTCCTGTTAAAGATATGTTAATTACTGATTCTATATCAAAGTCTTGTGGATCTACAAATACCTTTTCTACAGATCCAGATAAAATAGGTTCAACTAATGCTGTTACTCCCCCACTAGATTCTACAACAATTTGAGGTGGATTTAAAACATCATAACCAGTACCACCATTTAATAATTGAACTTCCTCTAAAGCACCATAAAATATATTATCATCTGATATTGGTGAGTGTATTTGAACACCATCTTTTAATATCCCTATATCGTTTACTGGAGTCCCGTGGTCTGTTGAAACAAATAAATTTTGAGATAGTGGTATTCTTCTTAATATTTGATCTGCTTCTAATTTTCTATTAGCATGTCTTTGTAGAACAAAAGAGTGACTTCCTACTGTAGTGCTACCTATACCTACTAGAACTGTACTTGCAGTTCCGATTTGACTTCTTGAATTATATAAGGCTATTCTTTGTATTGTTTGCCCTACAGGTTCCTGTTGTGGATCAACATAATAAACAGTTCCAGAACTCAATCCAACAATAGATTCACCACTAGGAATATAAACTACTGCATCACCCTGTATGAGGTCAATTCCACTGTTGCCAGGAAATCTTATAAAACTGTATAAATTACTAACTTGATTTAATCCATCAAAATTAGAGGAGTTACCAGCACCGATAAAACTTTCCTCTATAACATTAACATCAATATTGTAACTGGGAAGTGAATTAGATGCCACATATCCATCTGTAGAACCATCAGTGTAGACGTTTAATACATCTGCTATAAGTGTTTCGTTACCTTTACCTATAGGCACACCAGTGCTCGTCGCTCTTTGTAATACACGACGTATATCATAATTTTCATTTGACTGGAATGAATTTCCTGAAATGAAGTTAATATTTGTTGGTTCAACTGTATTAAGATTGCGATCAATGCTTTTCACATTAAATGAACCTATTGGTGTTTGCTCATTTCTCTTTAATATCTCAAATAAATCACCAATTCCTAATGTTGAATCTTTAATGGGTGTTTTAAGAGTGAATGGACCTGTTCCCTCAATCTGAAATCTTGAACTTGTATTATATTTCCATGAATTTGCAAATATTCCTTTGTAACTTGTATCGTCACTCTTTATTTTTTCTCCCAAATTCTTAACAAATATGTCTTCACCTTCAGTTACTAATGTTACATCACTTGTTGTGACTAACTTAGATAACACACCTGTTATTCTTAGATCAACTCTTTTTGATAAATCTCCATTTTCATATCCAAATATTGTTTCATTTGATCTTACATCATCAGCAGTGCTAATTCCAACATTTATTCCAGAGCATCCAAAGAATTGATTAATAGATTTAGATGTATAGTCTATTGTATTAGAACCACTAATAATTGTACCAGTAGTTCCAAATCCAACCGTCGAGTCGACTGTTATTACAGATGCATCTATTTGAGAGTTATTAAGAGTTTTTGTCTTACCTGGTATTGTAAAAACACCCTCAATTAGATCACGTTCATTATATCCAACAAATAGGGATATTTTATAATATGTCTTACCATCTCTTGTAAATACCTCAACCTCAGATACTGATGCACTAGTATTAAGGTCAGTTGACTTGAATATTGTTTGACCTACTAAATTTTGTGGTTCACCTGATGATATAACATCTGCAATTACAACTTCTCTACGAATAAATTCAGAACTAGATGGTTTTATGAGATTTGTCTCAAGATCTAATATTTTAGCATCAACTCCATACAATACCTTGAATAATATACGAATAGATTCTTCTATTCCCTTTGACTGATAAAAGGAGCGAGCAAATTTAATAAAATTACCAACATCTAATGAAGGTGTAAACTCATTATCTTCTAAACCAGGTAAGAAAGTCTTTTTTAATTTTTTGTAAAATTCTTGTAAGAAGAGTACAGAAAGGTTAGTTATTGTTGAATCTGAATCATGGTCTGCTGCAGAAGTATCCTCAAACTTTAGATTTTCCTTATTGACTTCTAAAAGTGATGATGTAATACCAACATTATATCCTGTAACACCACTAAATCCACGTATACACCCAGTAAATGTATTAGTTGTTATACCTGTGTATGTAATGATTTCATCATCTATCTTTAATAAACCATACTCTCTTGGAAAACCTTTAGTGCTTGATACAGTTATTGTTGTATCAGATGAAGTTATTGCACTTGATAAAGTTGTTGTACCAACAACGACTTCAGGAACTAAATTGTCAACCTTAAGATACTGATCAAAATTAGATATTAAATCTGTTGTACCACCTTGAAATTCTTGGGAAATATAATACTGCTTAAAAAATTCTACAGCATTAGGAAAATCAGATATTACAAACTCTGGTAACTGATTTTCAATAATGGTATTGACTGATATTCTTTTGTCAAATTGTGACATAAATTATTTCCTCTCTAAAACTCCATTTGAGTAACTTGAGGTAAAGTAATCTCTTGTGAATACAACACCTGAAACATCTTCTCCTGATGCAATTACGTCCTTCCTCATATTTATGGAGCTATTAGAAACGTCAAAACTAACAAACAGATCCTTCAATCCTATAATATCATTTGATTCTGGATATGCTTGTACCTCTATGATATTATTAGATGCTTGAGTCGATGCTATGTTTATTGTATTAAGAATAATTTCTCCCTTTTTATAATCTACAGATCCAGCACTCTTTATCAAAACGACCTGTTCATCTTTATTATTTTTAAAAACAACACTTATTGCTCCCTTCATGCTACCGTCCAAATTACCAGCAGCATCTTTATTTGGAATATCTGTAAAATAAGCGATATTTGAGCTACCTGAAACGGTAAATCCAGTGCTCTTAATATTATATCCTGCAGGGTTAATATTAAATTGATTACCAAAACATAATTCATATTGAGCAAATTGATTTAACAATGCCTTTAAATCTCTTCTTATTATCACTTTAGTGATGTTTGATGTAACACCGTTCTCAACACGATCAATTAACTGGTTTATTTTACTATATTTAAATCTTCCACCAAATTTATTAATTTCCACATTATTTGCATAATTATTCAATGCAGTTGTAATTTGTGTTTTAAGATTATTTTCTGATAAAATTTGTGCTGGATTATAATACACCGTAGAATCCAACTCAACATATAGTATCTTTAAGTCAACTATTTCTGAATTTATACCAGCGATAGAGTAACTCTTTAATTTATTTTTAATTTGTGTTTTATCAAAATCAGATACAAATGTTCCATTTTTTGGTTTTATACTTATCTGAACTTTACCAAATTGTGGAGGATCTAATTCTTCTCCCCCAACCACTGCAACTGATTCAGTTTGAGGAAAAATATCAGCAATAATTGCCTCATAATCTCTTGGTGTAACTGCCCTGTATTGTGCTGAGTAAAGTCTTGGAGCAAGATACTTAATAGAAGACATATTCTCAACATCAGACCCATTAGAGGCATTTCTAATCGTAGTTACTTCAATATTATCATTTGGTGTAAAGAAAGTTCCATTAGGGTCAGAAAAAGTTCCTTGGAAACTAAAACTACTTGGACCGTTACCCTCTGCACCATCTGTGACAATATAAGTCGCTGTTACTGTTGCACCATTTTCTAATGGTTTACCAAATAATCCATCACCAAATAAAATCTCATATTTTTCATCTTGAACTTCTTGTGTAAGATATATTTCTGAATTTTTATTCAATTTTAATATATTATCTACTCTTGAATACTTTCTTTCAGTTGTTTCACCATCAGGTCGAACAAATACTCTTAAAGTTGAACTATCAATATTTGGTGAATCAATGATAAACCTTTGATCCTGTGAAGTGTCCACACGATATGATCTTGTTAGATAAGTTCCTTCATACACTGTTAAATTATCAAATTGTGCGAAAGAAATACCATTTATACTTACCACTCTCGATGAAGTAATCGAATCTGGAGTTGAAAATGTAAATGAGGTATTATTAGCATTTCCCACACATACAAGACCAGATCTAAGAGTTAAAAAACGAGGTGTATTATCAGTTGTAGGCCCTAAATTAACATCACTAATGCTTATCGTTGCTGTTGCAGCAGTTTTAGAACGAGGAACGTATCCAATATTTCTTGCAAGTGATACAACGTTCTCACGAATTGTTGCAGAATCTAAAAATGACTCATTTGCAACTAAATTTGCATTAAATGAGTTAATGTAAGTATTATAAGCAAGTGTATCGATTAAAACTGAGAAATTAGAACCTTCAAAGTCAAAATCAGTGAAGTTAGAGTTTGCACGAAGGTAATCCTTAATTTGTGCTTTGATTTGATCAAAGTCTAAACTTGTAAATTGAGTAAAGGGCATATTATCTCGTTGGTTCTAAAAGAAATGTAAATGACTGGACTGGGATATCAAGTCCAACTATATCAAATAATACTTTCACCTCAAGTGTATTAGAATCTGGTAGTCCATCAACCTCAATACCAATATTACCGACTCTTGGTTCAAAGTTATTGACAGTTGTACGAATTTGATCCTCAATAACCATGACTGTTGAGCGAGTAAAGTTAGTAAATAGACTGTCTCTAATGTCAGTTCCTAATAATGAGTTAAAAAATCTCTCAG